TCAACAGAAGAGCCACTAGACACCAAGGCGGCGATACCGCCAATGATTCCACCGATCCCACCAATTGTCGCGGCCATGCCAGCAATACCTTCAAGGCCCTTAGCGGACCTTAACGACTGGATGCCAGCAACCAGATCCGATATCCCACGAACGGCGTCCTGTGCGCTGCGGTCCATCAGCCCAAGCCCATCAGCTACGGAAGTGAGGCCCCGGAGTACTGGATCCGTCACATAGAGTACGTCATCCAGGGTAGCGCTCATGTCGCCGAATTGCCGGTCTACTATCGTCAGCCTAGCCGATACGCGCTCAAGGCCCAGCGTCGGAAGGTCAGGCACGCCAGCCAATCCACCACCGGGTCCTGTGAATCGTTCCGCAGCGGCAGCTATGGCGTTGCGTTTGTGTTGCTCCTCGATTTCCTTGAGCACATCTAAAAGTTGTTCGTAGGCCGTCTTGGTGTCGTCTGCCGCATCCGCTTGGCCACCAAGAGCTTCAGTCCCCGCGCCTAGTTCCGTGTTCACGTCCGCCAGTAGCCGCGTGACCTCGCCCAGTTGGGTTTTCCACTCTTGGACCTGGACCACGCGCCGGTCATCCTGCTTGATATGGCCATCCTTGATCATGGCCTCTTCCGCCAGGATAATATTCGCTTCAAGCTGGACTTGGCGGAGCTTTAACTGGGCTTCGGTCAACCGCGAGAGGCCGGTGAGTTGATCGGCCAAGGCTTGCTTGGCCGCCTCATTAGCCTCTTCGATCGCCTCCTTCTCGTCCCGCTTGGCCCGGATAAACTTATAGACCAGCGCCGTGACGGCGGTGATCCCAATGACCATCCAGCCTACGGGTCCGATCGCTAGCTGTAGCAACGCCAGTGCAGCGGTCACGGAGGTAACGGCCGGAACCAGTGCCACGAACGCCGCTACGGCAGCCCATATGACGGGACCGAGCGCTACGAACGCCGCTACTAGACCGACCGTACCGGCAACCAGCAGAACCGCCTTCAGGGCATCGGCCACCTTATCGGCATTATCGATCAGGAGCCCCAACGCCGGGACTGTCTTCTCGACCAGCTCGTCCCTCCAGTTCGAGAACGCTTGCTTGATCTGGCCGATCCGGTTCTCTAACGAAAGCATCTGTTTGTCTGCTATTTCCTGCGTCGTGCCGCCAGCCTTCCGGAGTTCCGCCTCATAGTCACGGATCGCTTCCGAGGTGCCGAGTAACGGAAGGATGATGCCCTGGACCCTGGCCTGGAATCCGAGCTGTTCGAAGGCCGCCACGCGCGTGGCATCGCTCATCGTGCTGGTGGTCTGTTCCAGATCGGCGATGATGTCGGCAAGGTTCCTGATGTTGCCTTCGGCATTGAAGACCGTGACGTTGAGCTCCTCATAGGCCGCCGCGTTGTTTACGGCCGCCGAGGTCATAAGCCTCAAGATACGAGAGAGCCCTGTACCGGCGGTCTGACCCTTGACGCCCTGGTCCGCGAAGGCTGCCAGGACCGCTACGCCTTCCTCTACGTCGATCTTGAACGTTTTGAGGGCCGCACCGGCCTCCGTAGTAAGCGCCGTGGAAAATTGCTCGACCGTGGCATTGGCGAGCGTGTTGGCCTTAACTAGAACGTCGGTTACCCGCGTCATATTGGTGAGATTGACCTGCGCATCCTTGGAAGCTAGCCCCAGCGCAGATTGGGCGTCCGTCGCCAGGTCGGTGGCCGTGGCCAGATCAAACATCCCGGCCCGTGCGAAGCGGGCTACCGCAGGGAGGGCCGCTATGCTTTGCTCGGCACCTAATCCCGCAGAGGCCAGGAAGAAGAATGCCTCGGCAGCCTGGGCAGAGGCGAAGTTAAGTTCCTCTGCTACGGTCCGGGCGGCATCGACCATGTCCTGTTCCATGGCTACCGTCACGTCGCCCATAATGGCCAGGCTTTGGGTCATCGCCGCATCGAACTCGATGAAGCCCTTGACGGCAGAACTATAGGCCAGCCCGAGCGCGACGACCGCCACGCCGAGTCCGAGCGTAGCTTTCTGGGCGAGTGACATACTGGTGATAAGACCCTGGAGGCCCGTCTGGGCACTCTTGGCTCCCGTTACGAAGCCTTTCGTGTCCATGCCCAGACGTAGGACCTCAGTCGTCATTTCGCCCTCATCCGCTCGCTGTGATACCGCAGAAACACGTCATCCATACTGCTGATCAGTGCCCAGAAATCTTCGAAGTCGCCTATACCAAAACGGGCCGCATAGCGATCAGCGACCTCGAAGGGGATCCGCCCTATGGCTCCCATCCCGGAAGACTGGCGCGAACCCGACAACTCTAAGAATGTGCGGTAAACGCCGTCTAAAAGCTCGCTGAGTTCCGGAGCATCTTGCCAAAACTTCTTATCCTCCAAGCCCCCCGGAGTGGCCATAAGCGTCTCAAGGTGAGGTCCCCACTCTAGGCCCCACCTCAGGCTTCCCCCAGGGCCTCAGCGTCCTCCTTAAGGCTCGCGGCCCGGTGGTAGTCCTCATCATGGGCTACGGCCACTACGGCCTCATAAAACGTCGGGTCATCCATGAAGGCGCGGTTACCAGCCTCCGGTGAATACTCCGCCACGGTACCATCCTTCTGGGCGATGTTCTGCCAGTCTTCCAGCACCTCGCGGGCCACGGAATCACGGATGATCTTCTCTACCGCCTCTTGGGGAATCTTGCCGAAACGGGCATACTTCCGAGACGCTTTACGTACGAATGCATCCCTTGCCGCCGTCTGGAACCGCCTGACTTTGATCATCGGCAGCGGTGCCTTGGGATCGACCTCGAACATCTCGCGGAATTCCCCGTCCTCCGCCTCGGACCATACCAGATACCGCCCGTCGCGGAACGTGATAAAAAACCACACGCCCTCAGACTTCCAGTCTCCTGCCTGCCCTAACTTCAGTGCTTCCGTTTTCATCTTGCTGCTCCTCTTAGATGTGTGAAGGGAACTAACTCACGAGGCCGGGGATGGCTCCCTAGGCGCCAGAGGATCGCCGTCGGAAGATTGCTCCGCCCTTCGTCGGCCACCCCCGAACCTCGCTATTAAAATCACCGCCAATACTAGGCGGGTGCTCGCGTGATTTGCATCGTAATGCCCGATGAGACGTCCTTATATGCCGTCCATGCAAAGGTCTGCATCAGGTCCTGGCTACGTCCCGTATTGGCTGGCCCGTCCAGGGTCATGAACTTCACCTGCGGGAACGTGAACGTATACGAGTTGCCGTCCGAATCCTCGGTTACGACCTCGAAATAGGTAGGCGTATCGGCGGTGACCTTATCAACCAAGGACCGATCCTCGAAATAGGCTTCCAGCGTACCCGATGCCCGGAAGATCCCGAGGTTGATGCCGCTGATATCGTCTTCCCCCAGACAGCGCTTCTGCCTCAGTTCGTTCGTGGTCTGGAAGCTGAATGCCGTCGGGCACGTGATGGCGCCGCCCGCTTCCGTGATGGTCAGCGTTGCGAGCGTAACCATGGACGGATTGGTGGTGGCCGCGACTGGGCTGCCGTCGCCGATCGTGGCATCGGCAAAGACGCCGCCCTTGGCCATCATGCCGATCGTGCCGGTGATCATCGATTGCAGCGCCATGTTCACCGATAGCGTGTTTACCCTCGCACCTACGAACCTGTAATACTTGGTTAGGTCCGTCATGTCCTTCTCTAGCCCGTAGGAGATCAGCGTGTCGCTGTTCTCCAGGACGTTAGAAAGCCATTCATCGGCCAAGGCGCCCTGGAAAAGATCGTCCAGGTTCGAGTAGTTGAGTTCGGCGTTGATGTCACCCTCGCCGATCTGTCCTACCCGAACGATGTCCTGTACCTGTCGGTCCCCTACCACGGCCTCCGACTCTACTGTGTCGAAATTCGTGGTCAAGCTCTCCGACGTGATGAGTAGCGTATTCAGTGCTGGCGCCGGTGACGGCGTGGCGTCCCCATAGGTGCTTTCGACGAAGTACCTAAAGGCCATTGCGTCCGTGGTAGCCATGTTTCCTGTCTCCTCCCTCAACTCTGGACCGTGAAGTCCTCGTCTCGTGTGTAGGTTCCTAAAACGTCAATCTTGTACCAGCCGTCTCTCTCACCGATCGGGATAGCACCGGCCGTCCATACCGTGATGCCGCCTTCCTGTCGGCCGCGAATTATGGCCAGCCCCTCGTCGGCCAACTCCCTGGCCTTGCCGTCCCCATGTCCTACCGGGTTAAAAATTTCCAGGATGATCGCACCCGGATGTCTGTACCTGACCGCCGGGCCACCGATAGATGCAGGGGCGGCGTCCCTGGACCGTATAGTGAGCCGTGCCCAGGGTTCGTCATCGGGTTGGTCAAACTTCACGTTTTCATAGATCTGAATAGGAACCGCATCGGCATCCCACTCGGCTACGAACCAGTCGCGGATCGTTTCGGCCTCTCCCAGATAGCCGCTCATGATTGCACCGCCATCCAGCGTTCTAGTTCAGCCTGCGTGATCTCAACCATGTGGTGGGCCGCCCTGCCCGGGGCACCATCATTGATGATCGCCGCATACGGCAAGCCGTTGTGGAACCAGAGGAATTCACCGGGCTTCCAACCCGATAGGCGCCGTAAAACGTCGGCCTGTGCCACGGCACCCGGAGTGCCTTCGGCGCTGGGATCTATCCTATCAACCTCGCCTTCGGCCGGTTCGCCTACCGTAAACTGCCAGTTACCCTTGAGGCGCCCCAAATCAACGGGCGTCAGTTCCGTCAAGCTCTTCATAACACGTAAGGCTATAACGACCATCCGTCCCCTTTGGACTTCAGGGACCGTTACGGCGCCATACCGTTTAAGCGCCGCGCCCATGGAAACGAAGTTGGTGTGGACGGCCATCGCGCTAGCGCCTCACCACGCATTTGTGTAAGGCGTATTGTTCGCCAGAAGAGATCAGATCAACCATGACGATATCTAGGTCTAAGGACCCGACCTTGATCCTGTCATCGGTATTGGGGACTTCATCCGCCCCGACCTCTGCCTCAAAGGAAGCGGCATCGATGAGCACCATCTGATCCGTGACCTTGATCATCGTCAGGTTCATCAGCCGCCAGCCGACCTTCGTGAGCACGCCCTTCAACTCGTATTCCGTCTCGCTAGGGGTCGCCACGCCCGCAGTAGAAACCGTCGGGTCAGATACCCTGACATAGGTGATCGCCCGACCGGTCTTACGGATCGCCACGGTGGCTCCCTTTCGGGCCGGCGCATCGGCAACGCTCATCCCCGGGCTACCCGGAACTGATGACCGGAGGCCCCGCCCTTGAGCGGTGCGATCAACCGTGCGATGTCGGCCGGCAGATCACCGGCCTCAAAGTTTTCGATGGGCACCAGATTGATCACGTCTACTTCTAACTGCTTAAACCCTTCCAGCCCGGTATCCAGAAACGGATCGTCCTGGCCGCTCAGGATGAGAGCATACTGCATCTCTGCCCGCTTGCTTTGGACGGGGATGACGTCATCGTCGATCTCGATTCCATCAACGATCATCCCCGTCCGGGGCATGGAGAGTGCCTGGTCATCATCCGTCCGCTCGCCCTGATATGTTTCCTGCTCCAGGCGATCGGTGGCTCGGATCAGCCAGGCTTCCTTCGCGGCACCAACGGCCTCCCAGTCATCAGACTCGGGGCGATCGCTGAAGAACGAATTCGCCTCGGCCAACGAACAGTATGAGTTACTGTCCGCACCCCCTACAGTAGGATCTAAAGCCATCCTCTTATCCTCTCAGACTAGAGGAGACCCTAGGCGATGCGGTGACGAAGGAGCACGATACGGATGTTCTTGGCATCGTAGACCCGCGTCCAGTTCGTGCCCGTGGCCAGTGCGGCGTTGGTCGGTCCGCCGCCAGTGGCGGTGCCTACCCACGAGATGCCCCTGGGATGCATGATGTAGTTCCGGCGGTTGATAAGGATGTCCTCGCCCGCCAGCGCGTCACGGTCCATCTCCGTCATCGTGAGCTTGCCGGTACCCTCAGCCCAGCCGACCGCTCCGGGACCGAAGAAATAGGTATCATATACCGTCCCCGTAACACCACTCACGGTATTGGCCGGATGCCCGTCATCGACAATCACGCGCTTGTCCTGGTACATCGGCACCCTGGGACCCACGTCGCTCGGCTGCACGAAGTCGATAATATCCTGCTTCGCCAGGTAGTTCTCCACGGCCGAATGCATGCTGATGGCCGTAAGCCGTCCCTTGGCGTCACCGAGGAGCTGCTGCGCATCCATCATCTGGTCAGCACTGATGATCCCGGCGGCTCCGGAGTCTTCGCTGATATCGAGGATGTTGACCGCCACGCTCTCATCACCCATGGATTCGAATGCGCCGGTGAGGATGTTGATGAGCGTGGTTTGGAACTTCCGGTTCCAGAATTCCGCGACCATGCCCGCAATAGCACCAGCGGGATCGTCGCCAGAAAGCTGGGCCGCCAGTTCGTTGATGCCCCATGCCTTACCGCGAGCATTTACGACGGCGATGTCCTGCCCCGAGTCGATCGCGTTGACCGTCAGCGAGGATCCGGTGGCGCTCAGTACTTCGTCGTCGCCGGTCAGGTCATTCCAGAAGGGGAGGTTCAAGGTGTTGCCGCCCTCGTTCTGGAATTTGTCGTATTCCGCCACGGGAGCAACGATGCCGCTCTGCCAGAGTGCTGACAGCTCGGCTGACAACTGAATGAGGTAGGGATTCCAAACGTCAGGAACGATGACGTCCGTGAGTCGGGTGGCAGCCATGGGATGGCCTCCTTCGCTTTAAGTCGCCTGGTTGAGTTCTACTTCACTTCCACTCAACGGCGGCTCTTGGCTCCGACCCGTTGCCGCGAGGGCTCTTGGCTCGCCTCGCCTTTTCCCTGCTTTTCCTTCCCGTTGCCGCGGGGGCTCTTGGCTCGCCCCGCCTTTGTCCTGCCTTTCCTTTTGGGAACTATGGCACCAGTGCTACGTCCGCGCTCGCTTATTCTCCGCTAATCTCATGACCATGAGCGGCCGCCATCGTTTTGGCCGCACCACGGTTATCCTTAACAATACGTCCTTGTTCCGTCACATTCCAGTGTTCTTTGCTCCAGGGGTTGGTCTTCCGGCTCCTCGGCCCGCCGTCCGCCGTCTTGCTTCCCGTCCCCACATTGCCTGATGCCGGGAGATAGGGAAGCGCTTCGTCCAGCGTTTGCCAGCGTTCAAAGAAGTCCGGGATGGATTCCTCTCCGAGGTCCGAACGTATCACGCCACGGAATACCGCCTTGCCGTTGTCATCTTCCGAACGGTCTATCGTTGGCTTGTACCTCTTCTCGATAAAAGCCTTGGCACCTTCCCGCAGTTCCTCGGTGGCATTGATATGGAGAAGCCCGGCATCGAGCGTACGTTCAATCATACCGGAGGTGAACTTACCCGTGATCTCGTCGCGCTCGCCCGTCAGGCCGGTGATCGCCTCGTCCCGCTTCGCCAGTTCCTTGTCGTGCTTGCGCTGGAG